ATCTGTCTTTGATTTACTTTGGTAGAAATGAAAATGTTCAACTCTCTTGCTAAAAGTTCTGTACCATTTATTTCAAAGTTTACCTTTTCATCTAAAGTGGTCATATATTGAAGTCTTAGGCTTGGCTTAGTTGAGTGATAATACTGAGCTAAGTCTGTACGCATCTGATGTACACGTGGCATAAGGTATTCTGAGTGTTGTACAAAGTACATTTCTGTTTGAGAATAACTTTGGTTTATTGCTTGCTCTATGCCTTGTGCAGTTTCTTGAGCATTGACAGCTCCCATACGCTGAGGTGATATACCTATAGTGTCAAAACACTGTTGTTTAAAGTGGTTTGCCAATTGTATTCTTGACATCAAACGTTGAGTCTGTTCAAGATTCAGTACCTGATAATGTTGGAAGTTTAATGCATTTTCTGTATTTGTAATTGAAGTATCCAATGGTAAAATGCCAAAGTTCTTCATTGCTACATATGCTTTTCCAAAATTACCATGACCCCAGTCTTCGCCAGCAGAATGACGTGGCAATGCATTTTGATCTAATAAGATAACAGTACCTAACTCATCAATAAGTATATCAGCTATCTGATTGTTAACCAGATTATAACCAATTTGATATGGTTTCATCTTATCAACCAGTGATCGTGATTTTGTATTTCTTGACGCTGTAAATCATTCTTAGTTTGATTCTCAATCATTCTATTGGTTTCACGTGTTTCTGCCATTGACTGATCACGATCTTTTGCTCTGCGTTTGTCAAGATATTTATGAGTGTTTCGCGAGATTTTCTTTTAATGACTGTTGTGTCATAAACTGGTTTCTCAGTGACTTTATAATTCTCATCAACTATCATGTCAACAAGCATACCCATCTCATCTATTCTTGTTAAATGCCCAACCATTCTCTGAGACTTCCAATAACCTGTTGTTACGCGTAGAAGACCTGTATTATCAAAGTCCATAAGGTCTTCTGACTCCGCAAGAATCTTTAATATAATATCATCACCAGTGCTATTAACAGTATCTCTGTATGATGTGAATTGACGCATTCCTAATGAAGGGCCATCAACATTCCATTCATGCGAGCGTGTAGCATCGTAGAATGAACCATCATTTTGAACTCCAGGTAAAATGTATCCAGCAGATTTTACAGGGTATATTGCTTCAAGACTTTTTAATTGCTCACCAGTCATTTGATATCCATACTTATCAATAACATCAGCAGGCGTCATCAAATCAATTTTACCTGCCCAGTTTGATTGAGAAATATAACGTGCTCCAGGAGATTTGTGGTAGAACGTAATAACAGGATTCCAAACTTCAAGTTCATAGTCATCTTCTAACATGTTATAATGCCAAAACTCTCTATCTGCAATTAAACTATCTCTAAAAGCAAGTGTTTCAAGTTCTTTCATGTTAAAACGTTCTTCATCAACATTATGCTGATGACCTGCCCATTCTTCTACTAATGACTTGTAGTTCTTTTTAAAAAACTCTTCTATCTCTGGAAGACTTTTGATGGCTTCAGGAGAACTCATTTGTTGGATTTGTTGAGCATGCTCTTCATTATTTGGATCAAGACCCATGCTATCAATCTTTGCTTTCATTTTGATTTCAGCACTTGTCAAAAGTGATTCTTCAAGCATTGCTCTTTTTTGTTCAAGCATTTCGTTGTATGATGTATCATCTACTGATCTGTACATGATTTTATCATTACGCTTTGCAAACTCACCTACCATAACATTGATAACGTTTGGTATTATAGGGAAGAACTTTAATTCAAATGCTGATGTATCTTCTTTTGTTAGAACATCAATAAGTTCTGCCATGTCGTTATCTTCCTCAACAATGTAATCTGTCTTGTCAATAATACCATTAGCCAACTTATAGTTTTTTAGCAATCTTCAGCACCCCATGCTTCGTCTTTGTCTTGTGCTCTTAAAAATTGTACAGGTTGAGTAAACGTACCCATCTTGTTGACGTCAGCTTTTGCCCCATTCTTAAGTTGCAGTGCATTAAATACTTGCATATTATCTCATGTTTTTAAATGGATTCCTAGGTTTCTTCATAAGAGGAGATTCTGCTTTAGGTGCAGTAGCTCCAATATGACGAAATGGACTCATAAATAAGTTACTATTTTTATTTTTATTTTCCAAATGTTTAGTGTCCTCATGTTCTGTACGTTTGGAAAATCCTCTGTTTGATTCTTGTACTTTTGCAAATGCCACCAATGCACAAAATGCAACCAAACGGTCAACATTAAGTCCATCTCTATATGCTTGCATTTCTTTCAAAAGCATCAAATCAGGTATTCGTTCAACACCATACGTCACTTTGGTTATAGTTCCATCAGGTTTTGTTTGTACATCAATCTCTTCTTCAAGAAACTGAATAGCATAAGATACCAAATTTGATTTGAAAAGTGTACCAGTATTCTTCCAACCATATTCTTGGAACACATTGTTATTGCTACCAAGTTCTTTAAGAAACATGATTTGACTTTTTGGTACAAGATATTTCTGCTTGCGTTTTGATATCATATACTGAATAAATAAATGGACATTGTTTTCCACTATTGTCCAAGCATTATAGTATTCTATAATAAGTTCAAGACGCTCGTGCGTTTTTTTTAAGTCATCAAAACGTCCACACCATGCAGCAACAATCTTATCGCGTTCTAGTCTCATTTCAACTGTACCATCTTTTTTATGTATCTTCACTTCTTGTGGTGTTTTATAAACAAAGATAGAACATAATGATTCAGATGTGGTTGTTTTACCCTCAGAAACAGGGTCAATAGATGCATAATAGGTTCCAAATTTAGGATTCTCTATAGGTTTTTCATAAATGATAATTGCACCTTCCTTGTTTTCTGTCTTTGGAGATATTGGAAACTCCATGATGGGTAACTTGCGTGTTAACTTTTGTACAATCTTGTCATCTTCCCAAATCAAATCTACATATTCAGTTGGATATTCTTTATCCTCAATACGTCTAATCTGTTGAGATACAAGATGTTCTGGAAATCTAGCTTCTTTTCTATAGTCAAATGCTTCTTTTATGTTGATTGGTTTCTGAGAAATACGCAGTCTGTAATCTTCTGGTTTTAGTTTTTTCTTCCAATCCTCACGTTCTGCAAGAATCATTTCAATGGCCTTTTCTACTTGTGAATTACCATAGTCATCAATACATGGAAGCATTGACCACTGTTCTGGAATAAATAATCCACACAAACCTCTTGTACCCTTATCGTCTAAAAGATCTGTGTCAACTGCTAATACATCTTTTGAATCTGGATTAAGAATTAAATCTTTAAGTGGCTCACATTGATCTAAGTCACCAACAGATCCTGCAACCACAAACATACCAGTATACATCATACCTGATTTCATGGCTGGTAGTAAGTATTCTAAAGTAGTGCTCATTTTTGGAGCAATCCCTGCTTCTTCATGAAAGAATAAAGTACAAGGACCCCCAACGCCATTTGTTGGATCTTTTTCAAGTACAAGTCCAAATATAACTGACTTTAAACCAACGTCAACCTTTCTACCACCTTGTGTTGTTTCAGCTTTTTGTTCCCAGTTAAGAACCTTGTCTGGATTACATGGACGATACCATGCTGTATGTTTGTTAAGAAAGTTACGATACTCCTCAAGAAAACGCCATGTACCTTTCTCATTGATGTAGTCTTTAAGTGATCCAGCCATCTTAGAAACAGAACCTTCTTCAAAATAGAATAGATTAATGATTTTACCTGCATGATAGTATGATGACGCAATCTGACGTTTCTTTAGAATGGCAGCATGTTTATTCTTTAACTGTGCTAGTTCTTCATATAAAGCCATATGATATTGTGCATCACGCACGTCAGCAAATGTAAATCTGTTTACCTCTTTATTGTAGATTGGTAAAAAGTTTAACCACATGTAATAGTCACGTGGAAGATACCAAGTCTTACCATTATTTTTAAAAATAACACCAGCTCTGCATTTTTCTTTTTCTGTATTCCAGTATTCTACAAAATCTTTGGAACGTTCAGGAGCCAAACAATACACTTTGTTTTTAGTGAACTTTCTTCCTTCAGCGTTAAAAAGCAAAGAAGATTCATCAAAATCATATTTACCTGGTTCTTTAAAAATACTTTCTACAAAGTCAGTCAGTTCTTTCTGCGTGTCAAATACAGTATAACCCCACTCTTCAGTATTGCAATCATATGTTGGTACTTCTCTATACATACTAAAACTTTGGTCTATCAACTAATAAAGTTACTGTTCTTCTGTCAGAAAAATTCCAAGAAACATTTTTAACTACAAAATTTTCTTTACCAATTTCTATCCAATCTCCTTTGCCAGGTACGCTGGGTAACTCTCTTTGCAATAACTGTTCTCCAGTTATCATTTCAACTTTTATTTTGTACATGAACTGTTCCATATTCTTAGAGTTGATCATATGCAAGGTTTTGCCCACCTCTAACTGTACTTTTCTGTTCTTCCATAAGATCTTTATACGCTCCTTTGAATGAACCACGAATTTGCTCAAATTTTGCTGCAGCATTGACAATCGCTGTGATATTACCATCGCGACCATGGTTAATGGCGGTATGCTCCATGTAATATGCAAGACGATCCAACATTGACTTGAGGCCCATGTAAGCCCTATACGTAGGTGTTTCATAAAGCTTTTTGCAAAACTCCAAAGCAATATATATATCTTCATCCTCAGTAGAAAATTCTGCTTGTAACTGAGTAAGTATAAGTTCTTCTTTTTCATGTTCACGTACATCAAAAAATGGATTAACATCTGGATTAGGGCAAGTCATATAAAAAAGATACTGGTATATTTTGAGATACTCATCAGGGTAATTATCCATAATATCTTTCAATGCTTTAAGTGTGTAACAGTGTTCAGTTGGTACTATTACACTGTTTTGTATGTCAAATAACTTAATCATTATTCTTGTTTTTTGAAAAGTTTAATATGTCCTGTTTGTTGTCCTTAAGATACTGAAAAATTGCCATAATCTCTTCTTTAAGATAAGGTAATTCATATTGAACAACTTCTTTCACAATAGGATCACCTTGTTAAGTGCGACTTACAATTGGATAGTCATATTGATCTACACCATCTGTTTCAAATATAATGTGATGTAATACCAAATTTCCAGGTTTTAGTGAAGGATTGTGTTTTTGTATCATGTACATGTATGCTGATAACTGTAATGCATAATGAAAATAATTACAGTCATCCAAGTGAGATACAGGGTGATTCATTTTCTGAGAAACTCCTTCCCAGTTTACAAAAGATTGTGTTTTAATTTCTTTGTTGGTCTTGTAGTCTGTGATATGAATTAAACCATGAGCAATCTCTACCAAGTCTGATTGACCACAAATTCCTACTGAACGTAGAAATACAAGATGCTCTGGATATATACCAGAAAGCAACTTCTGTGAGGATGCGACCTTGTAACCTTTTTCATTAACAATTGGCTTAATTACAGCCAGTGTAGCGTTGTGACGATTGATAGTATCACATGATACTAAATCTTTTTCACGTTGATCATGATACCATGTTCCTAAATCTGTAGCACGTTTTGCCTCAGACTTCCAAATCTCTTGGATTTTTTCTGGTGTTAGACCTTTCCACTTCTTACTTGATTTTGAACTCTTTTTTGATATTGCTTTTGCATCAAATGGTTGCTTAAAATAAGAAATCAGTGTGGTGACACTAATCCAATCTATCTGGTCGTTTGGGTCAAGTGACACATATTTATGATTCTCTGGTACAAATGATAACATTCTTAGTCTTTTATACTGTTAATAATAGCCTCTTCCTCATCTTCAGATATAATTGCATCCCACTTACCTTTAGGGCATGAAGATGATAGTGAGCGTGTTTTGAAAGATAGTTTGCAACCACATTCTCCACAACATGGTTGTGTGCCAGGCATATAACACTTAGCACCTTCTTTATCTATAAAAAAGCAATCTTCACAAATTGCCATTCTTGATGCTGCAATATCCTCAATGTGTTCTTGTTTGAATATGCTATTCTTTACACCTTCAAGGATTTTACCTTTTTCTTTCCACAATGTTATTAAGTTCATAATTTGTTTTTTTTGTAGATTAACTTTTCTTCTTGTTTTGACAACTTTTGTTTGTCACTCTTGTCAAGTTCTTCCAATGCCTTTTCATATCTTGTGATATTATGCTTTAAATCCATAATTGATTTAAACTCAGACATGTTTGGTTGAACTATAGCCTCATATTTTACTAATGATTTCCTGTATGCATCAAGTTTTTTTTCTAACGCGTTGCGTTTAATGTGGAATATACCTAAGTTTTGTACTGTAATATTAGGAAATTCCAAATTACTAAGCATCCTTTGTATAGAACTATAATAACAAGATACTATTTCATCTACAGTCTCAGCTGACAAATTTAATCTTTCTGCAACTTTTTCAGAAATCTGTTTACGCTTTATTGGTCTCAAGTGCTAAAAATTTATAGTCTAAAAGAACATTGCCAGATTTAAGTACAGGCACAGACATAGCAATCTGTATAGTTTTTTTGAAACTATCTGATT